ATCTATAAAAGAAAACGCAGTTAAAAATAGAAGAGCGTATACAATGCCACATGAGGTTATTCACGCTGTTGTTGATGATGCTTTAACATTTGATTCAAGCAAAGGTGTTGATACAGCTAGAGAAGCAGAAATATCAGACGCTATAAAAGAGTACACTAAAAACGCGTTGCCTGATATATACGAGCAAATAAAAGATCAAAGTCAAGTTGAAGTTATTCCAATGTTCTTTGAGTATTTCTTAGCAAATAAACATAAGGTTAAAGACCACGCTGCTTTCTTTGGCGGATTTGCTGGTGCTGTTGTACCTCAAATAGATTTTAACAATGCTGCGGAGTTGTTAAGATATTTTGATTCTTTTGTACAGTATAATCAAAAAAGATCATCACTAGAAAAAGCTAGAAGAGCAGAACCAAAATTTAGTTTACAAGAAGATCCTAAAGGCTTTGCTAGAAGAAGAGATAAAATGAACAATGCTGTTGAGAGAATAATGCAAAATTATAGAGACTCAAGAGTTGGAAGAGAAGAAGATGAACTTGTTGATGATTTTGTTTGGAACGAAGAAATAGCAGCTGAAGTTTTAGCGTTTGCAATCGAGAATAAAATTTTAGATACCTACATACTAGGTAAAAGGCCTATGGGTATATCACCTACACAATGGATAAACGACGTATATACTGAGTTTATAAGTGTTTCTAATAACTATGACGGTAGAATAAAAGATGCTGATGGTAGAGCAGATTACTTTGGTTGGCTAATGGGTAACTTAGGCTACCAAGCACTTGATGTTACTAAATCAGTAATTAAAGAGCAGCAACAAAGAGCGAAGACAGTTGACATAGATGAAGCAAGAGGTATAGCCGCTGAAATAGGAGATACAGTAGAAGACTTTGGTTTTACTGATGTTGCTGAAAAGTTAGGTGTACCGGTAGAAACAATTAAAGAGTTAACTAAGTTAGTACAAGGTGAGTTAGGTAGGTTTACAAAGGATATTACAGAGGGTGTCACACTTAATAGAAGTATATCGCCTTTGTTTCAAACATTAAATGCTAGGTTTGCTCAAGCTACAGCTAAAAACCCAGGTGGTGGTAACTGGAGAGTAATAGCACCTTTATTAAAAGACTTAAAATCTTTCATAGAAAATAATACAGCTACAATGCTAAATGAAGTTAGCACTGAATATGCTGCTAAGAACATACCACAGATAGTACAAAAATCTGTTAATGGTGAGTTTATATCGGACTGGCAAGGTAAAAAAATAGACAGACAAAGTAAAGCTGACACGGGTAAAACATCTGGTCCACAGATAATGAGAAAAGATAAGCAAGGTATAAGAAATCTTATAAGAAATCCACAAGCTTTGTTAGATATATTCTTACCTAATAACAAACCAAGTCAAGCTAAAAAAGAAGGTTTAGCTATTAATTTATCACAAAGACTAGCAAGAGAGATATTACAAAATGATTTACTTAACTATATAAAAACAGGTAGCTTTAAAAACTCACCTATAGCAGAAAGACTAGCAAAAACACAAAGCTTATTTGATAGAGTTATAAGCGAAGCTAAAGCAGCTGAAATAGTAAGGCAGAGTGATAGAATAAAAAATAGTGTAGAAACATTAGCTCCGCCTGATAGAATAAAAGTATTTGAAGTTAACGATCAAATTGTTGAGCTAATAAGAAAAGGTGTTGATGTTGAGGCTGCTGTAAGGCAACTATTGAGGTTTGGTGATAAAAAAATGTTGCAAGTGGCAAAAGCATATAGTAGTGTTATCGCTAAGTATGGTGACTTTACAAAGCTAGCAAAAGCAGAAAGATCTAAAATAAAACCAGGCGTTGTTACATTAGAAGATTTTATACAGCAAGAGTTTGCTGATATAGTAAGTGATGATCTAATGTTTGGTAAATATGTAGATAAAATAGCTAACTTAGAAAAAGATTTAAATGCTTATCATCTTGAAGATGGTAGAGTAGAAACAGCAAGAAAAACAGACAAGAAGTTTATAAAGAGCTTAATGAAAGAATTTAACAACGACCCTAAAGAAGTTGCTAAGTTTGTTTTAAAGTTTATGAAGGGTCACACAGCTTCAGCAAGTCAAATATCAAACAAAGCTTTTGGTATTATTGATGGTATACTTAGTATAATTGACAAAGATAGAGTTGGCGCAAGGTCAAGATTTCAAAACTACCAGAATGTAGACGAGATGCTAAACACGTTATTACGTGATAACCTTGGCATGCAAATTACTAAAGTAAATAAGTTAGGCAAGCGAGAAGGTGGTTATGAAATAACATACGAAGGTCAAGATGTATTCTTAGGTAATTCTGAAATAAAATTAAACCCAATAGAGTCAAAAGCTGTAATAAAAAATAACATAACTTACGATCAAAGCAAAGCTGAAGCCGACGAGCAAACAGCTGCTATGTTTAAATATCTAGACTTCTTAAACAAACAAAGGGGTAATAACTACGATGATATAGATTTTATATTAGCATTACAGTCTTTAAATAGCAACATGCAAACTATGTTGCGTAGATCTGCGCCATACACATATAAGTTTGTAGGTGATTATACAGGTGCGTTAAGATATGAACATATAATACCTGCTGGTTATATATTAACAAACATAGCTGATCATTACTTAAACAAAGGAAAGACAAAAGCAGATCTTAAAAAGTTAATGTCTAAATATGAAGTTGCTATTATACCAGAGACTATGGATAAGCAGATACCTATGGGATCGTTAATGGCTAGAGGTTATCAAGCTGGTGACAATGCTTTGGCTAATAGATATTATACTATAGTAAATTTTGGCAAAGACAATTTTTATCCTGTAAAAAATATAAATAACGGTGATGTGTTTGGTGACGTGTTTAGTAAAAAGTCATTACAAAGGCTAAACATAAGAGCAAAAAATAGCGTTGAAAAACGATCAGATTCTAAAGCAGCACAACACTTTGTTGTTGCTATGAAAAAATCAATTGATCCTAACGCAAAACAAAAAGGCGCTAGCGTTATAGACTTTGATGACACGTTAGCTAAAACTACTTCTAAGGTGCTTTACACGCTTCCTAACGGAACTAAGGGTAAAATAGATGCTACAGAGTTTGCAACACGTTCTGAAGCCTTAGAAGCTAAAGGAGCAGATTTTGATTTTAGTGAATTTACTAAGGTAAAAGCTGGTAAACGTGGACCTTTCTTTGGCAAAGCACAAGCATTAAAAGATAAGTTTGGTAACACAGATATATTTGTGTTAACAGCAAGGCCACAAGATGCTGCACCAGCTATACAAAAGTTTTTAAGTGGTATAGGTTTAGACTTAAAAATAGAAAATATAATTGGACTAGAAAATGGTACGCCACAAGCTAAAGCAGACTGGATAACTAGCAAGGTAGCAGAAGGTTATAATGATATATTATTTGCTGATGATGCTATTAAAAATGTTAAAGCAGTAGCCGATGTAATAGATATGTTTAACATTGGTGGTAAGATATATCAAGCAAGGCAAAAATTTAGTAAAGAAGGATCAACAGAAAAAACATTAGATAAAATATTAGACGAAAATAATCCTGATAGTGACGTTGCAGGTAGAACTGTAGATGAAACAGAAGCAAGAGAAAAGGGTAGACCTGGTTTTTGGTTAAAAGAACTATTTAACTTTAGATCAAAAATTAATCAAATATTTATTCCACCGTCTGCTGAAGATTTAAAAGGTTTATGGGACAATCACATAGCTGGTAAAGGTAGAAAAGGTGAGTCTGATAAAGTGTGGTTTGAGGAAACTATACTAAGGCCTTATGCTAGAGCAGAACGTGCACTTGATAGAATTAAGTTAGCCATTAGAGATGGCATGGTTAATCTAAAGAAAATGTACGGTAAAGACTTTGTACAAGATTTATACAAAGATGCTATGCCAGAGTTTACACGTATGGATGCTGCTAGAATATATTTATGGTGGAGAGCAGGACATGATATACCTGGTGTAACAACAGAACAGTTTGATAAGTTATTAGATTATGTAATGAAAGATCAGCAACTAAAGAACTATGCTGATAATGTTTTTGAATTATTAAATGATAATATAAAACCTGCGTTAGTACCTTTATTTGAATTGTATCCACCACCAACACAATACTGGAAACAACAAGATATAAACTCTGATGTAGAATTTGTGTTTAAATTTATACGACCAAGTATACATCAAGAATTCATTGACAATAGATACAATGTGTTTACACCTGAGATGATGAATAAGATTCAAGCTATATATGGCACTCAGTTTAGAGAGGCATTAGAAGATATATTCTTTAGGATGGAAGAAGGTGTTAACAGGAACGCTAGTCAAATAAATAACCCTTGGATTAAGTGGTTAAACTTTGCTACAGGTAATATAATGTTTGTGAATATAAGATCAGCGTTGTTACAGTCTATATCAGCAACAAACTTTATAGAGGTTACTGGACCTAATAACTTATTTAATACGCTAGCTAGAGTTATGGATAGAAAACAATGGGTTGCTGATTTTACAGCACTATGGAACTCAGAGTTTTTAAGAAACAGAAGAGGCAGAGGTAAAATAGATATTGTGCAAGAAGAGATACAGCGTACTGTAGCATCTGAAAAAGATCCATTCTTACGTTTAGCTAGCATATTACAAAATAAAGGTTATGCGCCTACTAGGTTTATGGATAGTTTAGCTATAGCATTTGGTGGTGCGGCTTATTATAGAAACCTTATTAATGATTATGTTAGTAAGGGTATGGATCAGGTACAAGCAGAGAGAACAGCTATGAGAGACTTTAGAGAAAAAGCTGAAGCCTCACAGCAGTCCGCAAGAGCTGATTTAATATCTATGCAACAAGCTAGTGTTATGGGTAGAATATTCTTAACGTTTCAAAACGTTACAATGCAGTACACAAGGTTAGGTAAGAAAGCACTTAATGACTTTAAAAATGGTAGAAGAGTTAAAAACGCAGATGGTACATTTAAATCTTTACGTGATAGTAGGTTAGAACAAGCTTGGCAAATGTTTCAGTTTATGGCTTATCAAAACTTATTGTTTGCCGGTTTACAAAAAGCTATAATACTTATGTTTGCTTTAGGTGAAGGTGAAGAAGTTGAAGAAAAACAAAAGATAGATTACTTAAACGCAGCGCTAGATTCTATATTAAGAGGTAGTGGTATAGTTGGTGGTATACTATCAGTAGTTAAAAATATAGGTATTGAAATAGCAAGAGGTAACAGGCGAAATTTAGATGTTAAAGTATTAGAAATATCACCTACAATATCTACTAAATTTAGAAAAGCAGCTAAGATAATTAATGCTATAGGTAAAGGTAATTATAAAGATTTATTAATTGAAACACCTTCATTTATTTATGGTCTACCAACTGATAGAATAGAAAGGTTAATAAGACAAATAGAAGCTGGTGTTGATTTACACGATCAGGGATACAAATCATACGAAAGAATACTAATGAGCTTAGGATGGTCAACATATGACTTTGGTCTGGCCAAACCTCCAACTGTTTTAGATATATTAGATTTAAGTGAAAAGACAACGAAAAAGCCAAAAGGTAGAGGCGGTAGAAAGGGTAGAACAGGTAGAAAAAACAGGTAAAGAATATTGAAAACAAGTAATAATAAATAATGGCAGCACAAAACACAACAACTAAATCCCTTTCATAATGAAACAAATCGAAGAACTAGGCGATAAAACAATTGGTATAGATATAGATGGCGATAAAAAGCCAGACTTCAAGATCGACGTAAAAAGTATTGCGATAGTTATAGGCTTTATTATCTCTGGTACTATGGGTTATAACAACCTTAAGCAAGAAATAGAACTAGCTAAAGAACTACCTACATATGAAGTAAAAGAAACATCTGACGGTTTATTATTGAAACAAAAAGTTACGTACTTGGAAAAAGAAATAGAAAAACTTGAAGAAAAAGTTAGCGACTTAGAAAACAAAGTGTATAAAAGATAATTAAATGATTAGCAAGCACGTTAGTATGCGCGAAGGTAAGTACAGCATAACAGCAAAACGCCTTGGCTTAGAAAACAATCCAACTGAAGAACATCTTAACAATATGAAGATGTTAGCTGTAAAAGTATTTGAACCACTCAGAGAGTGGGTTGGTGGTCCTGTCAGGATAAATTCATTTTATCGTGGACCAGAATTAAATAAAGCTATCGGCGGTAGCAGCAAGTCACAACATTGTAATGGTCAAGCGGTTGACATAGATGATGTGTATGGGCATAAGACAAACGCTGAGATGTTTAACTTTATAAAAGATAATTTACAATTTGATCAGATGATTTGGGAGTTTGGTGACCACAAAAATCCTGACTGGGTACACGTAAGCTACGTTAACCCGGGTGAAAATAGAAACAGATGCCTAGTAGCATTTAGAAAAGACGGTAAAACTCAATACGCAAATTACGCAGCTTGATTAAATGGAACAACGTAAAGCCTGAAGACAAGGTAGTTGGAATTATATTTTTTCTACAATGCGCTTTGCTTGTAGCTATTTTAGTATTACATTACATTTATAAAATTTGGACATGACAGAAAAACAAAGAAACTTAGGGAGATTAATAACAATAGGAGCACTTGTGGGTGTTTTATTAGCAGGCGCGCTATCAAGCTGTTCACCTATGTTATACCGAGGGATAGATCATAATCAAGTAATGGTCACACATGTACTTGCTTTAACTAAAATGGGTGACACCGTTAAGATAAAAATAGATCAAATAAGACCACAACAAACTTATAATGTTGTTGGTTACGACTTTGTTAGATGGCAAGATAATAGATATTATAATCCATATAATGATTATAGGTATGATTACAGATATCACGATAGCAGGTGGAGATATCATGGTAAAGCAAATGGCACATATGGTTATGTAATACCAAACCCAAATAATAATAATAACGCACCTATCACAGTGGGTAACGCTGGTGGATCACAAAGCTATGGTGGTAACACAACAGGCGGTGGAGGTAACCCAGTTGCTGTAAATCCAGTCACATCAACAGGTGGCGGTAAAAAAAATAATTAAATGGCAATAAGAAAAACTACAAAGGGAAAGGGACGTAACTTTAGATCAACTAAAGAAGGAGCTGGCATGACAGCTAAAGGCGTTAGAGAATACAAAAAGAAAAATCCTGGTAGTAAATTAAAAACAGCTGTAACCGGTAAAGTAAAGCCTGGTAGTAAAGCTGCTAAACGTAGAAAATCATTTTGCGCTAGATCAAAAGGTTGGACAGGTGAAAGAGGTAAAGCCGCTAGACGCAGATGGAAATGTTAAAAAAATATTTATATAATCTTGCTATGAAATCACCGATACGCAAGTGGGCTTTATCTTTAACAGGCTGGAAATGGTGGTTTTATCAAGTAGTAATCGGTGGCATTGGGTTTATACTTATAGAATACTTATTAAATAAAATAGGTATGACTATGTTACCTTGGCAATAAAGAAATGAAATCAAGAGGATTAGGAGATAGTATACATAACTTCACAAGTAAAACTGGTATTAAGTCTGTAGTAGATAGAGTATCAGATGGTTTAAATATACCCTGCGGATGCGAAGGTAGACGTGAAGCTTTGAATATAATGTTTCCTTATAAAAACAAATAATTATGGGTAAAATTAGTCCGGCATGTAAAGCTGCAGCAAAAAAGAAATTTAAAGTATGGCCTAGCGCTTACGCTTCAGGATGGGGTGTGAGATGTACTAAAGCTGGTGGTCCAGGTAGATTTGGTGGAGGTAAAAAGAAGAAGTAATGAAAAAAGATTATAAGAAAAAACCTAAATGTTGGACTGGTTATAAACAAGTTGGCTTCAAAAAGAAGGGTGGCAGACGTGTACCCAATTGTGTAAAAAAATGAAAGATTTATTTAAAGACTTTGATGTTGATAAGTTTAAAGGTAAAAAACCACCTGCAAATAAATCACTTGGTACTTACAATGAGGTAAAAGAAATATCAAAGATACCAATGAATAAAAAATTTGTTGATGATAAAGACGATATAGCAGGTACATTTAGTAATGTTGCTAAAAAAAATAAAGTATCGCACGATAAGAAATTAGTTGATTCTTTAATAGAACAAAGTTCAAAGCCTATATTAGAACTAAAAAGATTTTATAAAAGACCTAGGCCTAAAAGAGTTGCAGAAGAAATTGATATTGATTTAAAGCAATATGAGCTTAACAGCATGAAGACACCTTCATACCCATCAGGTCACTCAGCACAAGGTGTTATGATAGGTAAATTATTAGCAGATAAACATCCTAATGCAGCAAAGGACTTCATACAGGCTGGTAAAGATATTTCATACAGCAGAAATGTAGCTAAAGCACACTATAAATCAGACTCAACGTTTGGAGAGGAAATAGGTGATGCAATGTATAACCACATTAAAGATAAGGTATAATGCCAAAAAGTAAAGTAAAGGGTGGTGGAACAAAGAAAGTTTGTTTACCATATAAGAAATACAAAAGTATGAGTAAAGAGCAGAGGCAAAAAGTAATTAGTGCCAAGAGATCTGCTGCAGCTCAAGGTAAATATAAAAGATCCAGTAAGTCTAATGTTAAAGGTGCTAGAAAAAAAGGTGCTACATTACGTGACTGGTTTCAAAAAGAAAATTGGGTTAACATAGCCAACGGCAAGCCTTGCGGAGCAAAATGAAATTTAATTTTTTTGATTTAAATGAAAACGGTAAATATGACTGGTGGGAATATATACTACCAATTGTTATATTATTAATTATTGAGGTTATAGCTGAGGTTATAGCTAGATTTTTGACACAGCCGTTTTTCTAGCCACACTTCTTATTATCTTCTGACCCTTCATCCACCCAGTATATTTAACTTTATTTCTTTTCATATCACTTAACGCGTGCCACTCAAGCAAACCATCACGTTCTAACTTACTCACATATTGATTTTCTAAATTACGATCATGCGCTGAATGCCTTGTAGTATAAAGAGGTAAATGCCAGCTGTGAGGATCACATTCACCATTACCGTCTTTTACGTTCTTAGCCATATATGTATTCTTCTTTACGCTCTTATGAAAGAAGTCATATCCAATAATACTCAATTTCTTTTGAGTACTAATTTCCCTAATAAAATATAGTATTGTTAAAAACCCAGCTGAAGGCCTGAGTTGTAAGCTGTACATTGAATTGCCAAAACCGTTCCAGAGTGATTCTAGTTCTGCGTCTGACCACATCTGAGTATAAGGCATACCCTTTGGTAGATGATCTTCTAATACCCAGTCTTTGAGTAAAAAATTACCACGACATCTATTAAGTAATATTTCAACATCTTTAAATTTACCTTTTGTAAATTCTTTATTACGCCTCTTCCATATAGGAGCTCTGAACTGACCAGTCACCCATATGTTTGTTTTACTACCTAATTGTTTTCCTTTATCATCAGCTATACTATCAACAGCTCTACCAAAGCGTACAACAATATCATGGCTATCTATGAACTTGCCATAATCATGATGCATTAACTCTACAGAGTTGCCAACAAGTATTACTGATTTATTTTTTACAAGCTGTTGTATACGCTCCACCACTCTTCTGATAACTCTCCATCCTTATACTTATCAAACCAAGGCCCACCGTTAGTATAATGTATCGCTTTTATGTCATCATTTTTTTCGTAATAACCTACTAAGTGATTATATTTAACGGGTATCTCAGCTATCTCACTATCATCTACCCACTCAAACTGATGTAATTGCTGTGGTGTAGCATTGTCTAAATATTCTTTAGTTAATATACCTTTTAATTTCTCACAGTTAAATACCATTAATGAACTCCAACATTTCTTTGGGTACATTTTGTTTTTAACTCCATCCATCTTTGTTCCTTTAACATCATCAATTTTATGTTTTACAACCGCTACTGTTTTATCTCCTAAGTACTGCACAATCTCTTCAGGATCACACTTCCAAACGAAGTCATTATCACAGAAGATGGCTATGCCATTCCAGTTGTTACACAAAGGTGTATAAAACCTTGTAAAAGAAAATTCTGTTGATTCATTAGGCACATCTTTTCTACCATAAATACCACGCTTAATTAGCTGCGCTTTTACTAAAGACATAACCTCGTGATTACCGTTGTCTAGTATAGACTTTCTAACTACTTTTGTAGCTTGCGGATGACGTGAATCACTTCCTATAAATATTCTCATGCTATAAATTTTAATATTGTTTCAAAATTATTTAACGGTACCATGTTAGGACCATCGCTTAAAGCGTTGTCTGGGTCAGGGTGTACTTCAAAGAAGTAACCATCAACATCAACTGCTTGTGCTAACTTAGCTATGTATGGTGCATACTTTCTATCACCACCACTTTTATTGCCAAGAGCGCTAGGCTTTTGAGTTGAATGAGTAACGTCCATAACTATAGGTACGTTAAATTTTTTCATATCTAGTATCTGTCGGAAATCTACAACTAAGTTACCTAAACCAAACATAGTTCCACGCTCAGTTACCATTATATTATTATTACACGTGGATTGCACTTTTTTAATTGGGTGCTCCATGTTGTTACCACTCATAAACTGTGCCTTCTTTATATTTACGGTCTTACCTGTTCTGCCGGCTGCAAGTAAAAGATCTGTTTGTCTACATAAAAAAGCAGGTATTTGTATAACATCAACAACATCTTTAACTTGTATAGCTTGTATAGGTTCGTGTATGTCTGTTGTTATTTGAACATCAAACTCTTTTTTAACTTTAGCTAGTATTTCTAATCCCTCTTGTAAACCTGGTCCTCTGTATGAGTCTACAGAAGTTCTGTTTGCTTTATCAAATGAAGCTTTAAATATGTAATCAAAACCATACTTAGCTGTAAGTTCTTTTACTTTCTCTGCTATTTTCATGCATGTGTACTCGCTTTCTATAACACATGGTCCTGATATTATAAACTTATCCATTAACATCTTCTTGTGTATTTATTTCTCTACCTTCATATTTAACCTCACATACTTTAATATCATATAAACCTAAATATCTATTTTGTTCTAAGTTTTCTTGTGGATATTCATCATCTAATAAGTCATAACACTGTAAAGCGTATGGTCTATACATATATATACCAAGGTGTCTATCACCATAACCAATATCAGATCTAGTAAACCACATAGCTTTACCTGCTTGATGTACAACCTTAACACCGTTTGGCTCGTAACCTTTTGTGTAAGCCGTGTATACTACAAAATTATTTTTAGCTCTATCAATAAAAGGCTTTACAGTTTTATGTGTTATATCTATCATGTCACCCTGTATATTGATTATAGTTTGATACTGGTTTAAAAATTCATGAGCTTGAGCTATTCTAGCTGTCCCATTTTCTGCCTCATGAGACATGATAACATTGTTGCTAGGTATAACTTCTGCTATTTTAGGACTATCAGTTATAACAAATGTATCATAACCCATAGTACGTACTTTATCAAATACTATACGTATTAGTGGCTCATCATCAAACATCATAAGCATTTTATGTTTTAGCCTAGTACTCTCTAGTCTAGCTGGTATTACAAATACTATATCTTTCATGCTCTCTTGCCTGATGTTCTTCTTTTTATATCATCGTGGTTAAACTCAGCCCAGTATAACTCAAAAGCTACACCATCTTCAATACCTTCAAACTGATGATATTTACCAGGTTTAACCATAGTAAAATCACCTGCTTCTAATATTGTCTCATCTAAAAGATTTTGATCATCTTGCCAGACTCTGATTAACATTTTACCGGACTCTACATAAAATCCGTTCCATTTAAATTCATGCTCGTGTTCTGAGCATTTAAATCCTTTATTAAATTCTATTCGGTGAAACTCAAAAACTCCATTAGCGTGGATATTTTCAGTTTTTCCCCATATTTTTCCTGCTTTCATTTAATTTTATTTGTTTTTGTTTTTGTACTTCTACATAAGACTCATTGTGATATAAATCTATTGAGCCTATTTCTAATTTTCTTCTTTGAGTAGCGTTTTGAATTACCCATACTATAGTATGTGCCGCTTCTTTATATGTTAAACTAGGTAAATCTGATTCAAGTAAACCTAAGTTAACATCTACTATCTTACATTTTTTAGGTGTAGTAAATTTTAAACTATCTGATAAATGTGATAACGAAGCTTTAGAAGCCGAATACATAAGACCCTTTGATAGGTTAGGATACTTTGCTCTACTATTTATATTTACAATAACTTTACTTGAGTCATTAGCCCATAAGTTAAACACAGCCGCTAACACTTCTGTCTGACAAAATGTTTCATGAGCGTTGTTTATAAAAACTCTATACTCAGGGTTTTTTAATTCTTCAGTTAATGCATTTATACATTTAGGACAGCATATATCATACTTAGGCCTATTAAAACCTACTGGTACCCACTTGCCACACAACTCATTTTGTATTGCTTTACCTAAGCCTCTAGTTGTTCCCGTTATCGCTACTTTCATAATGTTTATTTATAAGATCAAAACTAGGCTTACCAAATAAATCACCTTTAACAGAGCATTTATCACATGGGCTCTGTGATCTATCACCGTGCTTTAATCTTTGTCTTATCTCTTTCATATCATCAGCCATCCAAACCTCTTCTAAAGTTTGTTTAGCTATATTACCTATCTTTCTTTCTTTACCCCAATCGTTTGAGCAAAACAATACATCGCCATTCCAGTCAACAAACATTTTATAAAATGGATAATGACATGGTTTACCTTTCAACTCTTCAATATCGTGATCTTCAAAACCTATCCAGTCTATTACACCACTTCTATTATTAAGCTTTAAACCATAATCTTTTAAATTATAATGAGCTCGCAAACTAAACTTACGTTTTGATACACCAGCCTCTTCCATTATTTTAAGAAAGTGATCGGCTTGATCTGGTCCATCATACATATTTATATACAACATATCTAAGCCTGAGTTATATAGATCCTGAGGATTTACTCTCGTACCTAACACATCACCATTTGTGTTACACTCTAGTAGATTATCTTTTAAATGTTTTCTAAAAGTAAAAACTATATCAGCAAAGCTTTTATTTAATAGTCCTTCACTGTATCCACTAAAAGATATTCTACCTGTATAATTAGCATCAGCTAAATGCTTAGCTATTTTTTCAGCAACTTCAACACTCATGTTTAAATTCCTATTAGGATAAACATCAGCCGCAAACCTTGGACAAAATATACATTTTCTATTACACAACTCAGTTGTATTAAGTTCAATAGTAAGTATAGCATCTAACGGATTAGTACTACCTTTTATTCTATTTAAATGTACTTGTTCTTGTTTTCTTCTATATTCAAGAAAAGTGTCTGCATCGTGTACTTGATGATTTTTTCTTTCTTCTTGTTTCATGTTACCATTTTCTAGAATGTTTCCATTTGTATGGAAAGTCTTCATTATTTCTATAACCATCAGCATCATACTTTTCTGGTTGCCATTTATACCATGGCTCACGTTTAGAATTTTTTGATATTTGAAAATTCTTTAGCGACTGCTTTGGTTTGTTTGGAAAATGAATACTACATAATATTCTAGCACCAATAGGTATAACCTCATGATATTGAAACTGTGGTATATATAATAAATCACCTGCCTCTAATATAAACTCTTCAAGTATTTCTTTAGGTTTATCTGGTGCAAACTCTTTAAATATTCTCCATTTAACTCTACCTTGAGTATGAAATAAAAAGTTTTCTGTATTATCAGCGTGCGCTGGA